GTCGCGAACCCCATCATCAGGATCATTTGCGCGCTTTACCATCGCGAGCATGGAAGCTTCATCGGCGAAGCATTCGTACTTTCGCTCATTGCCGTAGGCCCATACATAGAAGGCATGGTACATTGGGGCTATCCTTTCGTCTCAGCGCGACACCCGGACGCGAGCGCCCGGATGAGTTTTGCAGGCGGCGAGGTAGTCGGCGACGAACCGGACCAGTACGTCGTAGTCTCCCCACCCGTTGGTCGGGTTGAAGGCCTTGAATTCGTCCGGACTGGCGCGCAAGCGCCCAAGGCCGTCCTCCAGGGGCTCAATGAGTTGGGCCGCCATATCCAGACCGTTTTCATTCGGCCTCCAGAGCGCTTTGTAGATGCCTGCCGCGTCGGCCATTTGGCCGAGGTTGTGGGTGATGTTGGACCAGTAGACCTCATCCTGCGCGAGCGTCGCGATCACGGGCTCCTGGCCAGGAAAGGCTCGATCCCACTCCTCGCCGCTAATCTCGACGGTTTGGCCATTGCGGCGCACGAAGATGCCGCTGCCCCCGTTATTTCCCGGTTCGGGCGCCTCTAGATAGACATCAAGCGACATGGTGGGCCTAATCCTTCTCTTTGATGCGCCAAGATTCCACGATCTGGCATGGCTCAAATTCGAGCAGTTCGCCCGACACGATCTTGAGGTCGCGAACCCCATCATCAGGATCATTTGCGCGCTTTACCATCGCGAGCATGGAAGCTTCATCGGCGAAGCATTCGTACTTTCGCTCATTGCCGTAGGCCCATACATAGAAGGCATGGTACATTGGGCCTAAACCTCCATTCCAGCGTCGGCCCGCGCGATGCGCTCCGCCTCCGCCCGGCTGCCGCAGTTTCGGAAGCTCTTCACCACATAGCCGTCTTCGATCTTTAGGGCATGCCAATAGACCGCCGCCCCAATCCGATCCCGGTCGATGTCGTAGCCGTTGATCCGGGCGATGGTGGTGCTCTCGTATCGGATGCGCTTCATGGCCGTCCCTCCGCCATCGTGCGGTTGATCTCAGCCCTATATACGCGCGCCTTGACGTTCGGTCAAGATTGCCATACTAGTTGTTTTACAGGATATAGGGCGTTCGGTCGGTCATGGTTGAAACTCGCCTCGTAGGCTACGCACGCGTTTCGACCGAGGATCAGAACCTCGACATGCAGATCGCTGCGCTGAAGCGCGCGGGCGTGATGGACGACAACGTGCACGTCGATAAGGCGTCCGGCGTCAGCAACCGCCGGCCAGGCCTGATGTACGCCCTCAAGGACTGCCGACGGGGTGATACGCTGGTCGTCTGGAAGCTCGACCGCCTCACCCGCTCGCCGCCGCAGCTCTACAGGCTGATCGACGAGCTGGAGGCCAAAGGCGTCGGCCTGCGCAGCCTGACGGAGATGCTGGACACCACGACGGCCATCGGCAAGCTCGTGATCGGGGTCGCCGCGGCCGTCGCGGGGTTCGAGCGGGACATCATCTCAGAGCGCACCAGGGCTGGCCTCAAGGCCATCCGGGAGAAGCGCGAGGCCCAGGGCGAGGCCTTCAAGTGGGGCCGCAACCCGTCTCTCACCGAGGCGCAGATCGTCCAGATCGGCAAGCTGCTGAACCGCGCCGAGAAGCCCATGAGCGCGGCTGCGGCGGCCAAGAAGTACGGCGTTTCACGGCCCACCGTGGCCCAGCATTGGAAGCGTAACCCGGCGCCTGACGGCCCGCGGTTCGTGCGCCAGAGCAAAGCGAAATAGGAGCGCCGGACGGTGGCCCTGCACGAACAATGCGTCGGAGCGACCGATGAGTGGTACACCCCGCCACACGTATTTGAGGCGCTGGGCAGTCGGTTCGATCTGGATGTCGCGAGCCCAGGGCGCCACGTCACTCCGTGGATCCCGGCGGCGGCCGTCATCAGCGCCGACAGCCTCAGCCGTCCCTGGCGCGGCTTCGTGTGGATGAACCCGCCCTTCGGGGGTCGGAACGCCCTCGTCCCCTGGCTCAACAAGTTCTTCGCCCATGGGGACGGGGTCGCCCTCGTCCCCGATCGGACATCGGCGCCCTGGTGGCAGGAGTTCGCCCCGCGCGCGGATCTGGCACTGTTCGTCTCGCCCAAGCTCAAGTTCATCGACGCCAAGGGCCAGCCGGGCGCATCGCCTGCGCAGGGGACCACCCTGCTCGCCGCTGGCCCTCGCGCGGTTGCAGCTCTCCACCGCGCCGCGGCCAATGGGCTGGGCTGCCTTTTCCAGCCAGTGTCAACTTAGGAGCGGTCGGCCGCCCCAACGCAAAAGGCCCGAGCCACCTTCCAGTGACCCGGGCCAAGTAACGGCTTCCTGACAGGGAGGGAGATCAGGGGCCGGTGGAATGGGGATGCGAAGTGACGCCCTTGGTCGGGGCTGGCAGCGGGTAGGCTTCCGCCTTCACCGACGCGGGAACGGCAGGCAGCGGATCAAAGCCGATCTCGACGGCCAGCGCGGCGACCGTCTCCTGCGTACAGATCGGCATGTCGGTGTCGGTGCAGTCCCAGGCCTCCGCGCCGTGGCCGACGACGTAGACGGCTTTCCAGGTCGTCGCGGGGATGGCCACCCGGCCCTGAAGCTTGGTCGCGCCGGGGACGACATGGGGGCCTGTCACGACATAGAGGGTCGCTCCGCCAGTCGCGAGGTCGCGTAGGGACGCCTCGATGCCGGCCCAGATCTTCCGGTTCAGGTTCGGCTTCTGCGGCACCATGTTGGCCGTCGAGAACGTCTCGGGCTTGTCCACGCCGCGATCTCCGGCCGGCGTCATGTGGCCGAGGTCGTAGCCGGAATGCAGGTAGACGGAGGGGCTGACGCGCTCGGCCGGCGGCAGCAGCTTTTCGACATGGAACGAGCCGTTGCGCTTGGTGGCCTCGCCCGCGCCAGCCGAGGCTGGCGTGATCAACTCTGCCGACCACGCCGGCTCGCCCCAGGCGTTCTCGTAGCCCAGCGCGTAGCCGGTGTGGCAGATGAGTTCCGTGCTCGGCGCGATCGGCGGTTGGCCTCCCGCGAAGAACTGCGGACAGGCAGCGTTCAGCGCCGCCGCAAGCATGATGGCGATCATCCGTACAGCCTCTTGCAAGCGTAGATCGCCACCGCAACGCCGATGCCGACCGCGCCGATGATCACGCCTATTCCGATGCCGATGAAGATCATGGTTCAGCGCCCCAGTGCTACGGCTATGGCCAGGGCGGCGCCGACGAGCGCTCCCGAACCGATAGCGAGTTGCCAGAACAGGCGGGTCATCCCTTCGCCGCCGCGTCCAGGTCCGCTTCAGCCTGTGTCAGATGCGGAGCGGCCGCAGCCATCAGGTTGGCGATTGCCCCGTCCACCGCAGCCTGATCGGTCGCGCTGGCGGTCGCTTTCACCGTCTCGGCGAGCTGGACAAGGCCCGGCAGTAGAGACGCCAGGGCGTTGAGCAGCGCGGCCACCTCGAGCGGGTTCATTGGTGGGCTCCTTGTTGGGCCTGCCCGACGATGGTCAGGACCGTGGCGACCAAGGCAGCAGCGGATGCGGCCTGAGCGGCGGCGTCCTGGTTTTTGCCGCCCTGATAGGCTACCGTCGCGGCCCTCAGGCTTTCATCGGCCAGCTTGAGGTCCTGGCTCACCGTCGCGGCCGCCGAGCCCTTCAGGAGCCCGGCATGGACCGCGGCGTCAGCCGATTGCGCAGCGGCGTCCAGAGCCGCCCACGCGCCCACGACGGACTTGCCCGCTGTCAGGCGAGCATCGGGACCGGAAAGGGTCGCACAGCCGGCCAGGAGCGCCGCTGCGCATATGATGGAGGGGAAGCGTCTCACTTCACGATCCCGCGCTTCTGCGCCACCGACCAGATGACGCCGACCAGGAGCATGGCGAGGCCGACCCACATCTGGGCCTGCCCGTTGGTGATCACGCCATCGGCGGCGAGAGCGCCGGCGCCAGCGGTGAGGGCGTGACGGATCACGCCGAGGACTTCAGATTGGGACATGGTAGGTTCTCCGGGTTGAAGGGGGTTCAGCGTCGCTGGCTCAGCCAGAACAGGACCGCGACGACAGCGAAGCCGATCAGCGGCAACAGGAACGCGGACAGGAAGGCTCGGGTGGTGGCGTGAAGGCGTCTCATGCGGGCCGCTCTCCGGTTTCAATCATGTGGGCGATGCGCTTGGCCCGGTCGCCGACCTGACGAGCCCAGAGCGATTTGAGGCAGTTTTGCGCGGCGGCGCTATAATCGCCGTCCTGCAGCAGGGACAGAGTGGTCTTGAAGCCCAGGAGCTTCGCCACGCCGAGGTTGAAACACATGTTGGCCAGGGCATCCTGGCGGACCTGATCGAGGTCCCGCCACCAGGGAAGCCGGTCGTCCATGTCTCGGCAGGCGTTCTCGGCGTCGCGGCGGAGTTGCAGTTCGGCCTGCGCCTTGGTCCAGACCGTGCCGGGCGGAACATGGGCGTGGCCGTAGCCGACCGTCCAGACCCCAACGGTGTCTTCATAGGCCGTTAGGCGCAGGCCCTCGTCTCGCCGGAGGTCGGCGAGGAGGTCGGGGCTGGGATTGGCCATGCTATCTCTGGACTGGCTGGGCGATTGGCGCCGGCTGCACCTGCGGCTGCAGTTCGGATAGATGCCCATGCCAGAGCTGTATTCCGAGCCATGCGATGAGGGCGAGCAGGATGCCGAAGACGCCCCTGACGACGAGCTTGCTCGTGTCGCCGATGCCGCCCACGGCCTTTTTCACGTCGGCGATGGCGGTCTTCAGCTCGCTATACCGTTGGGCGCAGAGGTCTTCGTGGCCATCGATCCACGCCTCGGCGGAGGCCATGCGCTCGCCCATGGGCTTTTCAGAGGTCATGTCGGCCGCCTTCGGGGCAAGCCGCAAAGCGCGAGCATCTGTCCATGCCCGGTTCCTTTCTCGCTGATGCTGGACTCGCCCCTCTGACGTGGGCTTAGCTGTACGTGGTCGCGCTCTCTCGCTGAGGCGCGGCTGGGTCGGCCGAGGGGTGGGTCGCCAAACGTGCCCCTCGGTCGGCTCTGACTTAACGCTGGTAGCCCTGCGCGTTGCAGGTCGCGTTGGTGTTCCCGCTTCCCAGGGCCGGCAATGTCACGACAATTGCGGTGTTGGTCGCGCTAGCGGCGACGGGCTTGCCGAAGGACACGATCAGCGGGGTCGCCTGAGCCGTCGCCCCGGCCGGCGCGACGAAGGTGTACGTCATCGTGCCCGTCACCACGCCGGCGACTGTCGCGCTGACGACTGACGCCGCTGTCGCGCCCGCAGCGGTGCACTGGAACCCGGTGATGTAGGTCGTCTTGCCTGTCGTTCCGGCCAGGGTAGCGACAGCGCCGGCGTTGGCGACATTGCCCGAGGCTGCGGTGATCTGCGCCGCCCCGGTCGGCGTCTCTGAGGCGTCCACCGTCTTGACCGCATGCAGCGTCGTGTCGGTGGCGTCGGTATTGCCGCTGTCCACCTGTTTGACGGGCGTCACGCCGTTGGAGTCGGGCTTCACGCAATTGGTCGCTGTCGCCCAGTCGCAGACACCGACCGATTGGGTATTCGCGCTCGGCTGACTGGCCAGCGCTGGAGATGCGCAGACGAAGATCGCCGCGATCAGGAACCACGGTATGTGCTTCATTTTGTCCGTTCCCAGGTGTATAGAGGGCCGCAGATGTCCCAGATCATCGACGCGAAGTTTCGCCCGATCCGACCGCCTATATGGCGTCGGATTCGGCTTCAGAAGAACTGGTGGATCGTCGCCGCCATTGGCGGCATGGCCGCCTTCTCGTCAGTCGTGAACGCGCCAAAAGAGCGACCCCACAACGGCTTTCAGATCATCGCCGTCGATGGCGTTCCGGTCAGCGACGGGGCAGCGGCTGTGAGGCCAGCGCAGCCGGCGGCGCGATAGCAAACAGCGCCTGTTGCGGCTGGTATTGCAGTTGAAGCGGCGCCCGAGGCGGCGGGGAAGCCGGCGGTGTCAGGTACTTCGCCCCCTCCGCCGGGGGCAGCATGAGGATGCGACCGAGTTCGTCCCGCACGGGAACTTGGCTGCCCAGCTGCCGATCCATTACATAGTCGCGGACCCGGTCGGCGATCATGGAGGTAATCGCCTTGTGCGGCTCCCCCTTCATCACGACATGGCCAAGGAACTCCTGGACCGGAGAAGAGGATAGGGCGTCCTGATCCTTGGCCGCCTGCCCCCACGGCATTGTGCCGGAATTGGCGTTCGGGGTCTGCCTTCCCTCGAACATCGCCATTTTGGCTTCCTGCCGCATCGCTTCGGCGAATTTCTGCGCGGCGTCCGGCCCGCGAGCAATCGCTAGCTTTGCCAGCATGCGCGGCGTCATGAACGTCGCGGCCTTCAGCCGATTGTTCTGTGCCAGGTCAAAGGCCCGATTGGCGATGCCGGCCGCGACACCGTCCTGCTCGGCCGGGGAAAGGCGTTTGTAGAAATCCGAGAACTGCTGCTCAGTGATGTTCGGGTTGGCGAACATGGTCGCCCCCCGGTCGAATGCATCCTGCACGGACAGGTAGTCGCCAGATGCCGACAGCGCAGCCTTATAGGCCGGATTGAGCCGGGTCAGCTCACCGCGGAAGTCTGTCAACGTGTTGCGGACGGCGCGGACCTGATTGGTGTTGGGCAGTCGGCCGGTCGTTGGATCTCGATAGCCCTCCAGCACGTCATCGAGGCCGCGCTTCACGTAGTCGAGCGTCTGCACGGAGGGTGTGGCGATGTGCTGGACATTGCCGTCCGTGTCGAACTGGAACCCGAGTGATGTCGGATTTCGCCCTTCCTCAGCTGCCAGTGATGCTGCCCGTGTCAGGGCTTGCCGGATCGATGGGCGCGAACTGATGAGATTATCCAGCACATCGCTCTGCGGTGCAGGATGGGTATAGGCCTGCTCATAGAGTGGCGCAGCCTTGGCCCTTCCTTCAGTCACGATGTTCTGGATAAGAGACGAGGCATCGGAGGGCGACACGCCGACCGTGTCGGCAACGGCGCTCTGCAACCGTGCGGGCCTTCCTTCTGCCCGGGCCCCAACTTCGAGCTGGAGGTTCGTTCCGGTCGAGCCGGGGCGCCTCGCTGCGGAGCCAAGCGCGTTCTCGGCTGCCGGACCCAGAGCTTCTGCGGTCGTGATGTTGCCGGGCCTGGCGGCAATATCATCTGGACTCGCGCTCGAGGCCAAGCTGCGCAAATATTCCTGAACCCGTTGCGCCTGATCGGGAGGAAGCTGAATCGGCGGCTCGTTGGCTGACGGCTCAACGGGCATGGCGTTCTGCTGCGACCCGGCGGTACGCAATCCAGCCAGCGCGCCGCCGGCAACGCCCCCAGCTACGCGACCGACGTTTCCGATCGCCCTTTGCGTTCCTTCGTCAGCTCCGGCCGCTCTCGCGACGGCAGACGCCGCTGCGCCGCCGCCAGCACTTCCGGCGGCCGGGAGAATGACATTGGCTCCCCGCGTCAGAACTTGCTCCGCAAGCGGCGCTCCAGCCTCGGGGCCAATGAGCGCCCCAGCTGCGAACGGAACCGTCGCTTCGGCGATCTTGCCCGGGATGCTCTGAGCCTGATAGGAGCCGCCAGGAAGCGCTGCGCCGAGTTCGGCGCTCGACGGCCCGCGCTGGGTAATGATCTGGCGCGCTACGTCAGGATGGCCAGAGATCGCCGCCGTGATGGCGCGCGAGAGCAGCGTTCCGCCTGGCTGGATGACGTGCGACTGAGGCGTCAGGCCAAGAGCGTTCATGGCGCCGGAAACGAAGTCGCCGATCCCCTTGCCGACATCGGGGTTGGCGGGATGACCGCTGATCTTCGAGCCGACGCTGGCTCCGGAATTGAAGGCGGATTCGATCGTTCCGGGGAGATCGTTCACACCATTGGCCAGACCGGCCACGGTGCGGACCAATGACCCCCACCCAGCACGAGCCGTATCCTCGACCGTCCCGGCCTTGTTTTGCGCGAACCACTGTTGAGCCCCGGCCAGGGCCGTTTGCGGGTCGTTGGCTTGTACAATGACCTTGCGTCCATCCGGGACGGCGATGGTGTAGTTGGCCATCTAGGGTGCCTGTCCAATGATCTTGAAGCCGCCCGTAGCGGCGGCCGGAGCAGCTGGAGCGGTGGTGTTGCCCGCAGTCGCCCAGGGCGTCGGGACATTGGGGGGCGCGCCGCCCGGCTGGAAGAGCGTGCGCCCGTAGTAGTCGGTCAGCGGTCCATAACGCTGCTGAAGGGCCTGTTGCACCTTCGGTTCCTGAGCATTCCAGGCCGCCTGAGCGCCCTCTACGTGGCCACCACTGTTCTTCACATACTGGGCGTAGAAATCCGCCTTGGCCTGAGCCAAGTCGCGCTTCATGTTCAGCTGCAATGCGACACTGGCGTTCTGGTTTCCGGTGTTGCCGATGTTGGGGAAGGCTTGTTTGAAGCCCTGGGTTTCGGTTTCGAGCAAGCGACCCGAGCCGGCCGGACGCAGCAGCACCCATGCTTGGTTCGTGAGAGATTTCATCGAGGTCAGGCGCGGATCGTTCGCTTCAGCGATGCCGGCAATCGGATTGATATTGCCGATGAGCGGCAGCTTCAGTTTCCCATAGACACCCGCTGTCCCAGTCTTCTCGTTCAGACCCATGAACTGATTGGCGAGGCCCGCGACGGTCGCGGCCTGGGTCGCATCATCTTGGGCGCTCTTGACTAGATCGTTGGCCTGGGCGTCGTTGGCGGGACGGGACACGGACAGCGGCGCTCCAGGCGCACTCGGTTGGGTCTGCACACCTTGTTGGGCGCCTCCACTCCAACCGGGGAGTTGAGAGGCGAGTTGGCGTAGATCCGTAGTCCGGTTTGCCCACGCCTTGGCGTAGGGTTGCCCCTTGGGCGTCTTGCCGAGCTGGCTCAGCCATTGCTGGCGCAGAGCCATGTAGGCCTGCGGATTGCCCTTGGACTGGGCGAGGAACTGCTGCGCCTTGGCCGGATTGATGAAGTAGGTATCGGCGTGGATCGCGCCTAGCGCGGGCGACAGGTTCGCCGCACCGCTCGGTCCCCAGTATTTCTGCTCGAACCTCTGTGCAGCCTGTTCTGGCGTCAGGTCGCGGACGTTGATGTCCGGGTTCGCAGCCTGGTTGAACCCCATGTTGACAGCCGAGCCGTTCATGTCGGATGGGTTGTAGCCGCCCTCATGGGGAAGGACGAAGCTCTTATAGAAGGCCTGGGGATCGATCTGCATCGCGCCCCGGGACGGCTGGGCAGCCGCGGGCGCAGCAGCCACACCTCCGCTTCCTACGGCGCGAAAATCCTCCGGCGCGCCACCCCATGCAGCCGGGTTCGGCGCGCCGCCGGGAAGTTGATCGTTACGATAGGTGATGTCCTCGCCGTTCGGCCCCTTGATGACTGTCGTGCCATAGGGCGCTTTGGCCGCTTCCTGGCGCTGGGCCACAATGCCGGCGTAACTGGCCTGCGAGGCGTTCTCCGCGTCCTTCTGAGCGCGGGTGATGTCGCCCATGGACTGGATATAGCCATCCGCCGTCCTGACGCCGACGATATTGCCGTTCGCGTCGTAGACGTGCTGTTGACCTGGCGACAGCGCGGGAATTTCGCGCCCGATGTTGCGCGGGTCCTTGGTGTCGACCACCACGCCGTTGATCGCCTGTTCGGCGGGATCGGCATAGGCGTAGGCCTCGCGGGAGGCGTTGACCGTCTCGGCCGGAACGCCCAGCAACAGCGCCGTGTTCATCTGCTCGGCGCGCCGCTGGCGATCAGACATCTGCGGCTCGACCGGCTGCGGCTGCGGCTGAGCGGGCGGCTCTGAGCCCGGCGTCGTGATCGGCTCCGGCGCTTCCTGGACGGGAGAGACGGTCACGCCCGGAAGCTGGTTCGGGACGGCTCCTGGCGCCTGCGCCGCGGGCGCCTGCGGCCGTCCCGCGCCAGGCGCTCCGATCTGGACCTGACGGCCACCCAGCGGCAGTCCATAGAGCGCAGCCAAGCCCGCTTGCTGGCGCTCCATCAGCCGTTGCTGCTGGTGCATGCCGACAAGGCCGGTGGCCATCTGCATCGCCCCCGTCTGACCTCCTAGGCCGGCGATCATGCCGCCCATGAAGGCCATTTTGTCCTGCTTGGTCAGGGCATAGGGAGACACTGTCGGGTCAAGGGGATTGTACTGGCCCCCGCCGGGCAGGCTCATCCCAGCAGCCCCGCCTGGATCATCTGCCTGATCCGCATCATCGTTGCCGGGTCATTGAGGTTGAGGCCTGCCAATCCCTGGCCGCCTGCCGGGCTGCCCGGAACGGCCGTGTTGGCCGCCGGCGCCCCGCTCATGATTTCACTGGTGAGGCTTGGGGCTTGCGGCATCCCGGGCACGCCGACGCCAGGCGTTCCGGGGCGCTGCACCGCAGACGCGCCGCCCGGCGCAGCGCCCTGCTGCGCCATCTGCGAGCCGACGTAGGCCATGCGGTCCTGGGGCGACATGCTCTGCAGCAAGTTGAGCGCGCCGCCTGTCTGGTGCATCAGCCCGAGGCCGCTCATCGCGCCGTTCGCCAGTCCTGAGATCGGCGAAAGCGCCGTCTTGGCTACGGTTCCGATTCCGCTTCCCAGCGCCTGCCCCGCCGTAAAAAGGGGATTCGCTCCGCTCCCAGCGGCGCCCGCAGCGCCACTCAATCCGCTCAAGCTCATGCCGCAATCCTTTCGTAGTCGACTTGAAGCCAGCCGCTTTCATGTTCGCTGGCGATATCGGGGTTTTCCTGGGCCATGACGCCGATACGGGTGACGCTCGGGTGATCCCAGACGTAGCGCCAGGCGTACCAGTTGCGCCCGTTGCGGACGCCGACAGGCCGCACGTCGGTCTTGAGCCGGCGATCCGAGAATAGGCTGGCGCCCATGAGCGCGGTCCCGAGCATCCCGAGGATGCCAGGGCTTTGCTGCGTCGAACTCGTGCCGCCCGTTGCCCCACCGAGCGCGCCGAGGCCCATCTGACGCAGTTGGGCTTGCAGGAACGGATAGTTCTGCTGGTCCTGGTACTGCTGCATCTGGGCGTTGACGTTCGCCTGGTTCTGGGCCTGGGCGGTCATGCCGGCGTTGAGCGCCGCGTTTTGCCCCGTAAGCCACTGGTTCTGCGCCTGGCCGGCGAGCGATCCCAGTAGCCCAGCCCCCGTGAACGCCTGCCCCGTGGACGCGAGCTGCGCCGCCTGGTTGAGTTGCTGAGCCTGTAGGTTCCGGTCAGCGTTGGCTGCGCCAATCGTATTGGCGTTGTTGACATCGAACATCTGGCGGTTGTTCAGGAGCCCGCTATTGTACTCCTGCGCCTGGAGGTTTTGATCCGCGTTCGCCAGACCGATCTGATTGGCGTTGTTCACGTCGAACATCTGGCGGTTGTTCAACAGATCGCCGTTGAACTGCCACGCGTTTTGGCCTAGCTGGGCATTAGACAGGGCCATATTGTTCAGATCGGCCTGGTTGGTCAGCCCTTGCGTCAGGTTCCCCCCGTAGAGTGTGCCAGCTCTGGAGAGGTCCGCGCCCTGATTGGCCTGCCCCGCCGTAAGCGCGTTGGACGCGTTGGCCAGTCCGGCCTGTTGGCCGAACTGCGCTTGTTGCATGGCCCGCGTCAGGTCGTTGCCCGCGTTGAATTGGCTCGCGCCGGTCAGGTTCCCGGCGTTGAACTTGGAAACATCGGTTCCCAGGGCCGAGTTCTGGAGCAGCCCCTGCAGCGCCGAGTCGACGTTCGTCATCCCGGCCTGCTGTTGGAGACCCGCATTCGTGCTTCCCAGGTTCAGGCCGGTCTGCTGGTTCGCCATGGCCGCCGTCAGGGCGCGCGCGGCGTCTGATTGCTGGAGACCCGCTGCGGTGTTGAAGTTCTGCTGGTTCAGGTTGGAGGCCAGATCCGCCGCCTGACGTCCGAACGCCTCGTTCGTCAGCGAATCCGCGACGCCGGCTCTCGCGCCGTTCCACGCCCCCTCCCCTCCCTGTATGTTCGCAGTGTCGGTATTGCCCGCGAGCGCCCGCTGGCGCGCGACATCGAGCTGGTTCAGGGAGGTGTTGTAGACGTCGGAGGTGAAGGGGTTCATGTAGCCCCCGAGGTTGGAGCCCGGGAAACTCTGGGAGCCGACTTGCCCCACGCTTCCGGGATTGACCTGAGCAGCCGACATAGAGGGCAGCGCCCCCAGTAGTGAAGCCTGCGCGCCATAGGCCTGGGCGCCCTGTGTGGGCGCGATCTGCGCCGCCCCGACCGCGGGCGCATTCACGTCCCGGTAAGAGAATAGCGACGACGACGGCGCGGTCCCGGTGGTGGCCTGCGCCTGGATCAGGGGCATCGTCGGCGCACCGCCGGCCGCGTCTATCGGCGTCCGGTTGACCGACATGGGGCTGATCGTCGGAGCGCCCCCCGCCGCATCGATTGGAGTGCGGTTGACCGACATGGCGTTGACCTGCTGCGGCGCAAGGTTCCCAAGTTGGCCGTTGGTCGCATTGATGGCCTGGTCCAGAGGCGTCCAGCCGACCGTGGCGGACTGCCCCAGGTTGCCGATGGCGTCCGACTCGATGTTGTTCAAACCGGCGACACGGGGACCGGTGTACGCCGGCATCAGACTACCGGCGGAAGAATTGGCCTGATCGTAGGCGCTGAGTAGCCGGCTCTTGATCTCCGGATCGATCTGCTGAGTGGTGGTCTGGGAACCGCCTAGGCTCATGTCAGCTCCTTCACCATCACGTCCCACTGGTGGGCGAAGCCATGGCCGCGCATAGTCCGCGAACCACCTCGCCGGACGCCATTGGCGCGAACCCGGGAACAGCCGGCCGCCCTGGCGAACGCTTCAATTGTCGGTTCCAAGGCCTCGACTCCGGCAAGATCGCCGGCCGCAAGCCAGTAGTTCAGCTCGGTCTTGAGTGGAGGTCGTAGTACCTCCGTGACCACGACGGCCGTGGGCGAAATCCAGAGCTGGAAAACGCCCGCGCGCCACCCCTGGAAGACATGCTCGAGCGCGTGAGTGTTGCCGCCACGGTCCAGGGCGGATTGGATCAAGGCGCAGACGCGCGCCCAATCGTCTTCCGTCATAGACCGAGCGCCGCCCGCAACTTGAGATGGCCTATGTCCCGCTCGGGAAATAGGATCGCATTCGTGCCGTCGAATTCTGTGACTATGGTGGAACTTTCGCCCTTGAGCAGAAAACGCATGATCGCGCCCTCGTCCAGACAGCGGATATTGTCCGTGGCCGCGATGGTAGCCAGGTTTATCGGGACGATGGTGCTCATTTGGGTCCGTGGAGATGCTTATCCGAAGACGGCGCGAATCAGCTGTGCACACCAACAGGTTCCGTCATTCCTGAACCAGGTGGACGCGTTCGCCGGAACTGTAATTGTCGTCGCTGTGCTGGCGTAATAGATGCTGTCCGTTCCGGCTCTTTGCACCGTGAGATCGCCGGAACCCCGGTTCTTGATCTCGATGCGCCAGCCGGTGTGGCCAGTGACAGCCGGAAGCGTCCAGGTGGACGTCGCTCCGGTGAAGACATAGAAGCCCGGCGCCGATATGGTCAGGGACGCGGCGCTGGACGTCTTGACATACTCGGCGCCGGCGGTCGGCGTCAGCAGATTGCCGCTGTCATCCGTCGTAAAGAAGGTTTCAACGCCTCCGGATGACTTGGTGGAAAGCCGCTCGCTGTTGAGCAACCGAACGTCTTGGCCCTTCTTGAAGCAGCCGTCGATGGCGGTGGAGATCGCCCCGAGGATTTGTTGCCAGATCGCCTCGACGTAGGATGGAGGCGCATTGAGGTTCAACGCGTCCCCCCGGCCCTGAGCGAAAGCCTGGCCCGGCCAAAGCGCCAGTCATTATTGGTCGCCGCCGTGATCCGCATCTTGACCTGCCGGGCCATGAACCGCACATCGGCTCGTCCAGCGCTCGTCAAGGCAATCTCCGACAGCACCGTCTCCGTCGCGTCCGGGTAGAGCCTGGTGCGGAAATCGACAGTGACGTCACCAACCGTCTCATCGTCGGGAATGACGCTGTCGCAGATCATCTGCGTGTCGCCGTTTCCCAACTCGATGGGACCGGTTTCCGCGAAGGGGACAGCCCCGCCGTAATTGGTCCCGGTCTCGTGCTGGTAGACATACCCGGACGTGTCGCAGGCAATGGGCGCCACGAATACGCCAGTCGGATTGCCGCATGTGCGGGCGATGCTATGGATGCCCCACCAGTTATCGCGATAGTTCCACACCACCGCCGAGTCGTTTTCCGTCGAACTCGCGGATGGATAGAACCACCAGACCTCTCCGTACTTGGTATTGTGGAACCCAGAGACCTTGGACTTCTGCGAAGTGTTGAGGTTTTGGAGCAAGTAACTCCATACGTCGCAAGGAGCTGGCTGGACAACACCGCCTTGGTAAATGAAGAAGCCGCCCTGCGACCACCATACGCCGAACTGCCCCGTCGCGACGACGGCGCCCTTGGAGATCGCTCCGCATCCATCGCCAACGCGTTGGAAGTTCCACACGGACGGCAGTCCGACGTAGGTTCCGACATGGGCGTCAAAGTCAGTGAGGATCAGCGCCTCTGACCCGATCTTGATCCCTCTTTTGATCTGGCCCTGGGTGTCAAGTTCCACCGAACCGGCTAGATTTGTGCTCGACGGCGTCCATATCGTGTCGTCGCCCTGGTGGCTCCACTGCACCTTGCGTGCGTCAGAAGAGGCCCCCAGCGCAAACATGAAGGCGTTGATAACCATCAGGCCATAACAGCCCGTGGGGGCGTTGCTGATGGCCGTAGCCTTGTCCGTCGTGATCAGGTCCCAGGTGTAACACTTTCCATCCGAAAACGCGCAGCCGACGAGGTTTTGGCCGAACGTATCTAGGTCCCAGACGGCGGCGTCGATTACCGCTCCCGTGTCCAGCCTGGGAGTGCCATAGGCATCCCCTCCATAAGTGCTGGTGCCGTACGCCAGGTTTGACGTTGCATCGACATTGCCCGTGGTGAATCCAGTTGGCGTGATGTCGGACAGGACGCCAGATGAATTCATGGCGTAGAGCTTGGTGTTAGTTCCAATCCCGGCCCATCTGACGCCGCTCGTATCTCTCCAAGAGATAATGGTGCGCGGCATGCCGGACGTTGCCGTTGTAGAGAATTTTGTCCATCCGCCAATTGGCGCCAATAGGCCGCCGATCCACCGAGTCATGGACTGGTTCCAATATCTATTGGCTTTTCCGGCGCCGTACTCTGTCGAATTTCGATAAATGCCCGGCAGGAACTCGAGTTGGAATAGCATCTAGAGGCCCCACTCTAGGCCATGGCCACACCCGGATGCATCCCAGGGGGGCCCGCGATCTTCCAAAATCGCCGGAGCATTGAGGGGCGGGACGAGCGGGAAAAGGTTCATCGCGCTCCCTTGCGTTCAGCGCCCGTCTGGAGTTGAATTTCCAGATGCCTGCACCCGATCCCGCGCTCTCCGAGCTGCTGACCCGTGCTATCGCCGCCTGTGGCCCGGATGTGGAACTGGAGCGCGACGTGGCCGAGGCCACGGGAGCGCCCGCAGACGGCTGCACGCAGACGGTGGACGGCGCTCGGGCTTGGCTGCGCCGCGCAGAACCGCGCGCCGTACTGATCCATGCGACAGACCGGACCGCGAGCCCGGGTGGCGACTGGAGCGCCGCCGTGCTCCTGGAGGACGGCGAGCACGGCGGCTTTGGCGAGAACGGCGGCCTCGCAGTACTGTGCGCGGGCCTCGTGACCCTGCTCGGACGCCGCTACCCTACTGAGCCGTAACGCCCGAGCGGGCCGACGTCAGCCTTCGCAGTTGTAGTAGAAGGTCGCGCCGCCCACGTTGGACGCGAAGGAGAAGGTCGCCCCTGTCCCGGCGATCGCGGACAGGCCTGCGGCGACCGGCGTGGATTGAAACATCGAGATCGTGCAGAACG